GCCATGACACGGCACATGCCCATAAAAACATTTTCGGTTTTGTCATTTTGGGCTTTGAATTCCGAGTAGGTAGTAGGTTCTTTAATGGTACTATATACAGGAACCATATGTCTAAAAAGATTCATAATGGTTGAGATGGCACTGCGAGTTAATCCAGTTGCTGTACACCATGTTAATGCGATTCCAGCACGCATGGTATAGTCATTAGTTTTGTACATTAAATATAATGCAAGACATAAACTAATAGCTTTCTCAGCATATTGCATAATTTCGTTAACAACATCTGTAGCAATATTGGGTAGCATATCAAAAATTTTCTCTAATTGAGCAGTGAATAAAGCAGCGCTATCTGAAATGGTCTGCGTCATATGTTCGATAGAATAGGTTGCTTTATCAACTCCAGTGTCAAATGTGGTAGACAAATTATCAATAGTTTCTTTCATTTTGTTGGTACAATCTTCAATAATTCCATTTGTTGTGGGGTCAACGCGGTGTGTAATTCCGAACATTTGGGCTTTAAAATTCATAGCACAAAATCCGGGAATTAAAGAATTTTTGTAATCAACAGAGTGATCAAAAGTAGTTGGTAAGTGACAATCGAGTGTTTCTTCAATAATTTCTAAATGATCTGAATCAGTTTTAGGTAATTGTTGAGTGGTGACTTTGATCTGTGTAGGGAAGTCATTATCGGTAGCAAAAACCATTAATAACACTTTATTAATAGTTAATCTAATGACGTTAGCATAATCTTGGACGGGGCATTTGTTTACATAGCACATAAAACAAATTGGGATCTTTGGTAAATGTTGAGCTTTACGCTCAGGACTGTAAAATTCTTTCTTAGGGGTCATTACATAAATTGGATTTCTAGCGCAGGTAATACAGCATCCTAGTTTCCAATTGGTATGGCGTACAAGCCATTCTTTGCAATTAACGACAGGTCCGGTCTTTTCTTCGTTAAATTGTTTGAAAAAGTTTAAGTTGGAGAAAATAAGGTTTTGAATTTGTGGTGGATTAATGGCGTCAGTCATGGTTAAAATCCTTCAGCATTCGCTTAGAACCTTCCTAGCTGAAGACTAGGTCAGGCGCTTTCATGGCTACATAGCCTCTTAAACTGGGACATATAAGCCGAATCATTGAGTTAACTACTCTCTCATCGTATATATGCGATCCGCAGCGAGACCCATAGGTACATTACTTACGGTGGGGTTCATTGCTACAATATTAATAGAAATCTATAATTCTTCGTTATTTCTGACTTTCATTCTTGTCATATGATGCACTATCCGCAACCGGCGGTCCATAGTGTCTCCCATCATACTTGTCGAGATACTCCTCTAATAACTGTTCACAAAAGATTTGCGCACTAATATTACCCGTGTTATAAAATTTGCGAGTTGTCGCGCTTAGTATAACAACATTAGGTTTTAGGTCAAAGATATTGTAATATATATTTTAAAATATGTTCATCTCCTTCAAATAATACTCGTATAATTCCCTTCAAACGGGGTGCCAGCCCTCAGGTACGTCATAATATTTAAATTCTTGCAACAGTAACTAATAAAATAAAATACTACAATATAAACAAATTTAAGGTATAAGTGAATCTAAAATTTGGTAAACAAAACGGTTTAACTTCGTGATTGATATTATAATGCCCTCACGGGCAAATGGGGGTCCTTAATAACAATATGTGCACAGGCTTAATTGTGGACATAGTGTAATAAGAGTAACGGTTGGTCAATCTCCTCCGTATGCATTTAGGATAATTAATATTAAAC